CAAAAACGGGACTATTTTTTTTTACCCTTTGCGCCGCTTCTATTTTAGTAGAAATGAGAAAGCAAATCCTTTTATACTCTGCAATATATGCCTATACAGCCGCATCCTTTATTAAGGACCTGGCTGATAACAAAAATAGCAATATTGAAATTCGTGTAAATACTCCCGGCGGTAGTGTGTTGGACGGGTACGGCATGATCGCCCAGATCTCCGAGCACGAAAAGGATATTTTTCTAAAAGTAGATGGTCAGGCCGCCAGCATGGGAGCTATCCTATGTTTGTTTGTTCCGACACAAAATATTGAAGCCTTAGACGTTTCAACATTCCTTTTTCATCGTGCTGCTTATGGATGGTGGATTGAAGATGATAAAAAAGCCTTTACTCCTGAATTGCAGGCCAGCCTTAAAAAAGTTAATGACCATTTACGTGCTGCTATGGAAGGGAAGTTTACCGCTGATCAGTGGTTCAAGGAAACCGGTGTAAGCCTTGATGATCTTTTTTCTATTGATAGCCGTATTGATGTTGAGATCAGTGCAGAACAGGCAAAACGCCTGGGTATAATTGGTAGTATAAAAACAATCACTCCTGAAAAAAGAGCGGAAATAAATTCCTTATCTGCAAAGATCGCAGCCATAAGATTACCAGAGACCGCAACCGCAACTGCAACAACAAACTCACCTGCAGCGGTGCCAACAAATAACGATTCAAATAAAAAAACAAATAAAATGACTTTACCAGAATTTAAAGCCGCTAATCCTGAGGGGTATGAAGCAATACTGAAAGAAGGCGCAAAGGAAGAGCGTGATCGCGTTGGCTCCTTTTTGACTTTTGCACACCTGGACCTTAAAGCCTGTATTGAGGGCATTGAATCCGGTGAAAAAATCACACAGAAGCAAATGTCTGAATTCACATTAAAAGGAATTCAATCCGGACATCTGAGTGCAATCACAGCTGAGAATCCGCAAGGGGTTGAAACTCCGGAAGCCGAAAAAGCAAAAACAGCAACACAGGAAAAAGTTAAAGATTTCCAGTCTGCTGTATTCTCTGACCTGGGTATTACCCGCAAATAATATTCGATATGTTGACCAAAAACTACGATACCAGAAAGATATTCATCGGGGATAATTTATACCAATCCGGAGAATTCACAAATAGCGGAGGTTCACCAGTAACACTTGAAAGAGGTCTGCTAATTGGCCGGGTTGCTGTATCCGGTAAAATTATTGCTTCCGTATCTACCGCGACTGATGGGAGTGTGGATGCTTTTGGTGTGCTTGGTGACGATCGTACCGTTGCCCCTGGTGAAACCATTACGGTAACCTATTGCGTTGCCGGCAGGGTTGATGAAGCAATGGTAAAACTTACCGGTGCAGAAACATTGGATACAGTTGTTCCCGATAAAGGTCGTTATCGCGATATCCTACAGCGCAACTCTCAAATTGTACTAATTCAAGGTACAGAATTAACAAAATTCGATAATCAATAAAATTTAATACAGAAATGGCAACATTACCAGTTGAACAAGCCAGGGCAATTTTTACTCAGACAGTAGTTGCCATTTATCAGGAAAGGATTGCTGTAAATAGTTTTCTCCGTTCCTTTTTCCCAACTGTTGAATCTTTGGGCCTTGCTATTCAATTTGAAGTGCAACGTGGCACGGAATTGATGGCTGTTGATGTTATCCGGGGGCACCAGGGTAATTATAATGCCGTAAGCAGATCAACGCAAAAATCTTTTATTCCGCCTTATTACCGCGAGTATATTGCAGCTACAGAATTAGAGTTGTATAATGTTACTATTGGTAGCGCAAATGAGGGTGGTGTTGTTTCATCCCAATTGTTTGCCCAGCTCGTTGATCAGATCGCATCTGAGGTGAGATTATTGGTAGCTATGATTGAAAGGCGTTATGAATACCAATGTGCTGAAGTCTTTCAGACCGGTATCGTGACTTTGAAGAATGGCGACAATATCGACTATAAAAGAAAGTCAGGATCTAAAGTGAATTTCAGCGGTACTGCACCGTGGGATAATGATGCGAATGATCCGTTTGCACACTTCGAAACAGGATGTACTTTCATCCGTGAAGAGGGAAAATCACAGGCAGGTGTATTTACTGCGATCCTGGGCAGAAAGGCGCTTACAGCACTTCAAAACAATGAAAAATACCTGAAGAAAGGAGATAACAGAAATGTTTTCCTTACTGATATGCACGAACCTCAAAGAAACTCTACAGGAGCATCTTTGCACGGACAAATTTCAGCCGGTTCCAATAAAATCAATCTTTGGTCTTATCCGGAGATTTATGAAGAAAAGAACGGAGTTAAGCGGCCTTACATTGATGATACCAATGTTATCATTGTGCCGGAAGTTACCAATTTCAAAATGGCTTTTGGAGCTGTTCCACAAGTCATTGACGGTAAAGAAACTCCAACAGTTAAAAAAGGTGCGTTTGTTTTCGGTGATTACATCGATCGCAGAAAGGCGACACACGAATTTGATGTAATGTCGGCAGGTGTAGCGGTGCCGGTTGCTGTTGATCAGATTTTCACCATGAAAGTTTTAGTATAGGTTTTTGTACTCATGTTGATTTACGGCTGCTGCTTAATGGTGGCAGCCTTTTTTTATAACAAAATTTCAATTTTAAAACAAATGGCAAAGTATGTAGTAATTGCTTTATCAGTAGGCGGCTTAGGGAACAAAATTCACTATTCAGATGATATTGTTGACAGTTCAGCATTTGAGGACGGACACGCAGATCAGCTGGTAAAAGAAGGCTTCCTGAAGCCGTATGAACCAGGAGAAAAACCAATGGGTGTTGGTACAGGTCCCGATGAAACCGGCGGACAGAAAGAGGCTCCAGCTGGTGACCCACCTCCAGGCGAAGACCAGAAACCTGAAACACCTGCACCACCTGCTGATTTAGGTAAAGAATTGGCTGAAAAAGCAAAATCCGGCAAAACAACTCCTAAGAAGTAATGAGCCTGATGGATAGAGCACGGCAAGACGCAAGGCACATTGTCAGTAATGGCAATGGCTTTGCTATTCCGATAGTTATAACTAAAGATAGCCTTGCCTATAATCTGAAAGGAACCAGTAAGCGGCACACAGCCCAATATGATGATGAAGGAAACCTGGTTAATAGCCGGGCCGTTACCTGCACCGTTTCAGAACTAGATCTGATTCAGGCCGGTATTAATCTCCGGGTAAATGGTGAGGTACAGAAAGCAGAGGCCAATAAATTAAGGATCCAGTTTACCGATGCAACCGGACAGTTAAACACTTACAAAACAAAAGAGGTCCTTCCTGATGAACACCTGGGATTGATCGTATTCATTTTAAGCGATGCCTAAAATACAGAACGCAATAGGGAAAAGAAATTTTGAGTATGCCAGGGATGCAATCGGGGCAATCTTGTTTGTTGAACTGGATAACCAAGCAACTATTCAAGATGATGAAACGATCCGTGTAAATGTCTGGGTAAATAGGATCAGTGTATTCGATCAATCTGAAATGCCGGCTATCAATGTCCGGATTGCCACGCTTAATTTTTCGGACAAATATCAGGGCTGCTCTACAGGGGAAGACCGGTTTATTATTGATCTGAGCGTTCGAGATAAAGATGAATCAAAGAGCCTGATGATCTGCCAGAAAATTGCCGGTATTATTCATGCGATACTGGAAGACAGTCAATATAAAACATTAGGCTTTAGTCCTCCTTTCAATAATAACAGTATCGTTAGCAGTATGCAGTTTTCGGACATTTTCCCTGGGCAGGATGCTGCTAATATCAGCAGTGCAGTAATAACATATGATGTGACTCTTATAGAAGAAACAGAGGCATTAAATGCTCCGCAAATTCAACAACACTTAACAGGGGTATTGCTGGCCGAAACCGACCAGGGATACCAGTATCAATGGATTGAAAATTAATTAAAATAGAATGGCAGAAGTAACAGTAAACTTAGGACCCGGGGCAGTTGTTCATAAAGGAGAGTTTGTACCAGGTAGTACTTATGAAAAGTATAACGAGGTACACGGAGATAATGGAACTATATCCGGAACATTTCGTTCAAAAAAAACGAACAATACCGCATCCCTAAACGACGCTACCAGCTGGGACATTGTAAGTAAGGATGGAGAAAAAGGAGACACTGGTGAAAAAGGTGATACTGGAGATCAAGGGATCCCAGGGGCTAACGGTACAGCAACCTACAACGACTGGCAATCAACTTCTTACTTGCAAGATGCCCAGGTTTTTCATGAAGGGACAATCTATGAGGTAACAGATCCTGCCGGGGCAACAGCTTCCGATATTCCAGGGGAGTCTGACAAATGGGCAATAAAGGTAATGGGAGACTTGCCTCAAAGCAAGGTGTTGCCAGTTCCTGATTTTATTGCTGATCATGATTTTGTTTTTGCCGGGGGTGCAGTTGCGGTGAATTCAATCTATTACGACCCCTTGAATAAGGTTGTAAAAGGGGATAAGATAAAAGCCGTTAGTATTTACATCGAAACAAACTATCAAAACGGGGGTACTATCCAAATTGTCGCCCTGGACATGAATGAAAATGTGATCACAACACATAACGCTTCCGGCTTACTGGAGGGCGTAAATACTGTGCCCTGGTCCGCTTCTTTTGATCAAGATGTTTATATCGGTATTAAATCTACAGATTCCCGGCTTGCCCAGGACCTTACATTATATCCCGGGTTTACTTATCCTACCCGGTACACATTGAATAATGGTGTATCCTGGGTCAACGGTGTTTATCCTTTAGGCACAGAAGTGCATATCGATGACTATTCGGAAACTGCAAAAGGGAAGGCAACGATTGCATTAGATTATGTGAAAACAAAAGATGATGCTGAATTGCTAGCAAAGTTAGTTGCCGGTGGAGTTATTGTTTTAGATGCTGATAAAATGTATACGCTCAATACAACTATTACCCCGAAAAATGGGACCCGAATATATGGCAATGGAGCTAGAATTAAGTTTGGTCCAGGAGTGACAACACTTTTTGACATTAACGGTGATGATGATGTAATTATAAAGGATGTCGTGTTTGTCGGCACTCAACCGCTTTATGCAAGCGCTGGAGCTCCTTATTATGGTGTTGATGGCCCTGCAAATACCCCGGAAGACATCCGGGATATGTTGGGCATAGGAAATGAAATTGCGATAGCTCTTAACAATGTAAAACGGATTGGCATATACGGTTGCAGATTCTTGCAGATCACTGGACATGGTATTAAAGCTACAAGCTTTAATAAAGGGTATACCGATGGAGTAAAAATTAAAGATAATTTCTTCTTCAATAATTTTAATGCGATACACTTTTCAAGCGAAGCTGAATACTCACAAATCTCCGGCAACACGATTTCATATAATCAGATTGGGGTTTATGACAGTTCAGGAAACAACACATTTGTAGGCAACAATATAGACGGGAATCGCTGTAATTTCTTCTTAGGTACAGGAACAAATGAGGCGCATGGATCTCTGGTTGGTGGCACAATCAACCATGCTTCTAAATGGGGAATACTTACTATGGATATCTCTTTAGGATTTGTTTTTTCAGGCTTCCAATCATGGTTTGCGCCTATTCGTGTAATACGAAGCAAAGGGATTCTTTTTAGTAGCGCATTTATTTCTTCAGTTATGCAATTTGAAGGAAACAATACAAGCCCTGGCAGAAACTATGTTAATGGTTGCATGTTCAATGCAGACGTGGAAGAAAACTATAATGGCCAGGCTTCGGAAGTATCTCTCAAAAACAATGTCAGCAAAGAAGGAGTAAGGCCTACAATTAATAATTAAACTTAATAAATTTTGGAAGCACCACGAAACTTAAGCCGTAGCAGCATTATAACCTGGGTTATAGGAGTGCTTTCAGCCGTTACAGTTGCTGTTTTTGGCTTCTGGAAAAGTAGCATGGATGATTTACTTGAACGGGAAACAAAGCGAGCAGATAAAGCAGAAACTGAAAAAGACAGACTTCAATCGGAATTATCAAAATGTCAGAACGAAAAGAACTTATACGAAGTAATACACAGATTCGGTGTGGCCCCGGGAAAGAAAACCGTGGAAGTCACGCCGGAGCAACAAAATACTGATAGTTATGAAAACTAAACTTTTAATTGTCATTTTCCTGGCATTATGTATAGTGCCGCAAAGTGGGTGTAAGGTCCGCAAAAGCTATAAGCAAGAGCTAAAATTAAATGCTAAGCTTACCCGTGATACGGATAGCATGCGCGTGATCATGCGCGATAGCATGCAAACACTTTCCATGGTCCGCAATACCTTGGCCGAAACTATTACCCGAATGGATAAGGTGACCGCGGAAAGACGTGCTGAAAATATATCCATTGAAAAAAAGACAGTGCCGAACCCGGTAACAATCCCCGGTAAAACTTATAAAACGACCGTTCCGGGGAACTGGATGCTGGATACCAGCGGTATAAAGGATGGCAAGCTGATATATTTTGACCTGGATAATGATGATGTCCGGGCAACGGCCTACTATCAGGCCGGGCAGATGCGGGTAGAGCTGCAGACGAAAGACAAAGTAATTGACGTGCCGGCAGAAGAACTCCGGATCACCAAAAGTACAGACGCAACCAAAAACAGCAGTGACAAATCCGCTAAGGATGAAAAGGTGATCACTGCAGAAAGCCTTAAGGAAGTTTCCCAGGTGGTTAATTCAGATTCCGGCCAGATAAAGGAATCCGAAAATCAAACGGTAGATGTAGATGCTGGGAAGCAAAGTAATGTTTCCACCGGCACCAGCTGGGTAACTATTTCGATCATTGTCCTGGTGGTTATCATTGCGGCCGGTCTGCTTTGGCATTTTTCGGTAATCGGTAAAGTAGTTGTATGGGTGAAAAGAATTATCAATAAAATTAAATCAAAATAGAATGGCAGAATTTTTAGCAGCACATAAAAAGACCGCGGTAAGTGAAGGCGGTTATGCAAATGTAAAAGGCGACCGGGGCGGAGAAACATATAAAGGGATTGCCCGGAACTTTTGGCCTAACTGGGCCGGATGGGCTATCGTTGACCGGAATAAACCATTAAAGCATAACGCAAAGATCAAGGATCAGGAGCTGGAAAGCCAGGTGAACTTTTTTTATAAAAGGAACTTCTGGGACAAGATCGCCGGTGACGCAATTGATGACCAGGAAACCGCCTTTAAGCTTTATGATTTAGCCGTGACCAGTGGCCAACCTAAATCCATTGAACAAATTCAGGGTGTTTTAGGTCTGCCGAAAACTGGTAAGATCACCGCGGCGCTAATCGAAGCTATTAATAACCCTGCAAAACACTTAATCAAATAAACATTATGAGAACATTAAACGAGATAATATTTCAGGCTAAATGCTGGCATGACAATAGCAAGATTGTAACCGGTAAAATGACTTTTCGCGATCGTGAAACTTTACAATTAGCTGGTGATGTAAACATATATGGCTACGTTGTTTGCATCGAAAACGATGAAGGGGTTCACATAGTTCATCCGGCAAGCTTAACCCAGTTTTAAAACAAAATCAAATAGCATGAAACAATTAATCATTTTACTGGCAGCGTTGGTCTGCCTGACATCCTGCCGGAATATCCGGGGGAGCCATCAGGAAAAAATATATGAAATAAAGGTCCCTTTAGAAGTAAATGAGCCTGTGCGCGAACTCGATAAAGACAGTGCAATGATGGTTGCGGATAGCATTGTTAGATCCCGGGATTCTCTGAACAAAGTGCGAGATTCCATGTTCTTTGTCTACAAAGCCGATGCTGAGCAACTGGCCATAAAGAATAAGGCCCTACAGCTGCTAATTGATAGCATGCAGGGCACATCTGACACCCTGGCCGCCCGGCTATTGCATGCGCGGCTGATGATCGAAAATGCCCGGTATTATCTTCGAATAGCGAACCGGAATACCAGCCAGCAAAAGTTCCTACGCGGATGGATGAACCGGGCGCTGGAGTTGCAGTAAAGCATTTTAGTGTATATACAATTGGTTCTCTCACTTAGAGAACCAATTGTTAGGACTACTTATTGAACTATTTAATTATCTCTATCTTTTCATAGTATTTTTGAAAATGAACAATTAATATTTCAATAAATCTACCCAAAACATATCCCGCTTTTTTATCGTCAGGCTCTCCAATGTGAGCCCAGTGGTTTATTTCAATTAATAAATATTCATTGTCAATATTTATCGTTGGCTTCAGGAGCACCTGATCTAACCACTGTTCAGGCGTATGGTTGAACAGTATAGGATTAGTTTTTGAGGAATCTACTTTCCATGTTTTCAATTCCTGATCATCCATCATCTTTTTTAAAGCATCCAGTAAAGCTCTAGGTTGTTTTGTAATAATTTTGATTTTCATCTTCATGTTAGAAAATTTTTATTGAATTAATGAATATGGCAAAATTCAATATTTGTCAATAAAAATCCTATACTGGAATTCCCGTAATTTACCCGCCCTGCAGCAATGCGGGGCTTTTTTAATATGTTCTGCTGAATAACTTTTACAACCCCCATATTTGCCGGCTCCGTAACTTTATATAAAAATATTGTATGCGCAGGGGACGGAGCTATTATGAAGAACTGTATTTGTCTAAGGAAGAATGCAGGGCAATAGCAAAAAATGCGAAAAATAACAGCTGCTGGGTTAATTACAAAAAAGAATGGTTTACCCCGGATGAGTTCGTACAGGCAGCAAATAGCCAGGATATATACATGCACCCAGGGTACACCAGGTTTGAAACTAAAGCAGCTAAAATAAAAGATCCACGCGATATGATCCCGCGGTTGGATGCCAGGCTGCAGGAGCTAAAAGATATCAGAGATCAATTTGCTAATAAAGTAGAGGATTATTACATGAATACAAACAAACTAAAAAACAGGAGCTGAGTGCTCCTGTTTTTTTTATAATTCTGGGCTTCTTTCCCTTATTTCTGCATTAATCCTATCCTGTTCCCCGTGCAGGTAAACATCTGTCATATTTAAGGAGCTGTGACCGAATCCGGCAGAAACTGCACCTTTAGATACCCCGGCCTTACGCTTGTCTTCACCACCCAGACCTTTAAAGGAATAAAGAGATACTGAAAGTCCCAGGCCCTCCTTTATAATTTCACGCCATTTCTTAGTAGCATAATCTCCCGGGCGCTTCCGCTCAAATGTGCCTGGTTTAAAATCCGTATTGAATATGTAATAATGATCCGGATAACCGTCAGTCATTTCACAGATATAATCATAAGCAAACAGCGGCAAAGGTACAATCCTGGATTCATCAGTCTTTGCAATAGTGTGATCAAGCTTTAGGCCTTTGTTGACATGATCAATATCGAATATTTTAAAGCTCATCAATTCTTCTATTCTGACCCCGGCAGCATGAATTGTTGACAGGAATTTATAAAACCGGTAATGATTAGTTTTTAAAGTACTCACAATAATCGTTCTCTCTTCCTCAGTCGCGTGCCGGTGTATGTTTGTTTTAATTTCCCGGCGATTTTTGATTTTAGCGCATGGATTAAATTCAATTAGATCATCGCCCTCAATATCGGCGAAAAGAATGCTTAAATAGCCCTTATATTTATTATATGAGTTACCGGTAAAAATATTCTTCCTCTTACCAAGGCGAGCGTGGAGATCATATTCTGCCTGCCGATCAATTGCTATCTGGTCTAAAATAGCCTTAACTGTGCTTTTCCTTGCTTCTGAAATGATCATCTTATCCAAACCCAATGTCGTTGCTGCAGCAACCGCGAAATTCAGAACACCTTCAATATCTGTGCGGGATTTTTTAGCAAAGGACTTTTCACGATTTTTAAAAGCACGCTGTAAGCAATTGACAAGCCCCAGGCGTTCAATGCGTTCCGCCTCTACCCTATCGGCTTCCAGTTTTGCTTTCACTTCTACTGTTTGAAAGTTTTCCAGATAAATATCCAATGGTTGGTCAAAGGGGTCCCATCCTGCATCCAGCGATTGCTTAACCAGTTCGACAAGATCGTTGCCTACACGCATCCGGCTTTTAACTGTATGCTCGTAGTTTATTCCTAGCCTGATTTGAAAAGGCTTTCTTTTTCCGGAGGTAGGACATTCCATGCGAAAGCCGACATACCATTCCTTGGTAATGTCAGCATCGTAATGAAACAATTTGACTTCTAAGCTCTTTTTTGTAGACATAGTGAATAATGTTTGAACTTTTGTTTGACATTAAACACTGGCATTCCGAAAACCTGCTACAGTACTGCTTATTAGAACTTTCAGCGGAGAGAGAGGGATTCGAACTTTATGGGTTAAAACCTCTTCCCGCGCGTATTCTATAGTGCTTAAAACAAAAATGCCACGAATAAGGATTATTCGTGGCATTTATATCATTTAGCGGAAGAGGAGGGATTCGAACCAGCTGCTTTTCCTGCATTTCAATAATATATTTTAAGTGCTTCTGACACACTGCCACGAATGTGGATTTCAGTTTTCTTTTCTGAATTCCGGAAATTCGTATACTGTCTAATTTTTAAATTTGTCTTGTATCAAAGAGCAATCATCCGAAATGATTGTAGCAAAGATATGATAATTGAAGATTAAAATTTTATTTTCCAACAAAACAGCCTATAATTATTTAAAAACTATTATCCAGACTTTTGTTTTTAACAACAAGACCTATCTCAGCTTAGGAAAGGTTAGGGAAAGGAGCAAGCAGATGTTATAATGAGCATAGTTGTAAACGTCATTTCCGGACAGGTTACCGGTGAAACTGCAAAGTTATTATCTGATCGAAAATGGCGTTTAAATCAGCATCGACAAAGTTTATCACTTAACCGCACTCATACATCCATTAGTATAAGCAAACTATTGGAGCAGCGGTTCATGCCTCTAAAATTTCGGCATTAAATAGTGAAGAGTTTATCAGATTGGTTACAGATTCCCCTGAGAAAAGATTGAATTGAAAACTTTTTATTGTGTAATTCATAATAATCATATGTGTTTGAAGGTTGAGGATGATGTTTATAAACCGATCCTGGTAATTCGAAAGATCTAACAAGTTTTGGTTCAAAGCAATTAAATTGCGATTAGAAATGAAGTAAAGGAAATTGTTAATGCAGAGTTGCAAAGACTGCTATAGTAATCTATAGCAGTTTTGTAATTTATAAAAATATTAGGAATTGGAGTCAAGAATTTTTTAGTGACTGGGGCTAATGTTAATAACTAAAAATCAAGGTTATATTTTTCTTGTATTAACAATTCAGGATTTTTAGATTTTAAAATTTCACTTCTTTCAATTTTATTGAAGTCATAAATACCAAAGTTCTTTAAATAATTTCTACTCATAGACAAATATCCAGATGCATAATCTTTAGTAGTAGCCTGTATGTATTTGAAAAACATATCAGTCTCCATTATTTTTTTTAATATTTTAAGTTCCTCCAAATCGTCGTTGACTACTGCTATTCCATTGTAGAATAGTAGATTTGGGTCTTCAGAAATTACAAAAGATGGTCTATTACAAATATGTGGAAAGAATAATTTGTATTGTTTAATATCTAGAGATTGTCTACGTCCAAATGCATACCATTCCTCATATTTTCCTTCTCCTTTATCTCTGGTTGCTAAAATATCTTTTTGAGAAAACAAATATTTATAAGCTTTAGGGTATTCCTTTTTTAACATCCTTTCCGGAATAATTAAAATTTTATCATTTTGTGAATAATATGGAAAAATTATCTTTTCTAATTTGTTTATTAAATCACTATTTTTTTTCAGTTTATTAGCATTTATTATATCCCTACAAATACCCTTTTCTATTGGATATAATTCGTCCTCATATGGTAAATAATAATAATCTTGATCTTCTTTTAAGGGTACAAATTTGTATATATAATTTTTTAGAGTTGCAATACCATTTTTAGTAACATATTTGCTTTTAAATGGCTTTCCGACTGATTCTATTGTAGTAATAAAATTATTTAATGACTTAGAATTTGTAAGATTCCAGCCATCAAAATTATTTAAATCTTCATACTTAAATTCATTAAAATCATCTTGTTTAAGTTTCTCTAATTCGTTACTTGAACATTTTATAAAGCGTATATAGCCCAGGTTTTGATTAAGAAAACAAATACATGTATAAGTATTTCGATCTTTGAATATTTGCTCACCACCAAAAGTAATAATTTCTAAACCCGCATTTTGATCTTGAAAATATTGCCTTAATGCACGTCCATTAATGCTTTTCGTAAAAGTATTAACGGTTATATAGCCTAATATGCCTTCTTTATTTAGTAATTCATATCCAATTTGAAAAAATGGAATATATAGATCTGGATGACCAGTACTTGCAACTTTAAATTTAGATAGCAGTTTAATTGTTTCTTTTTCCATATTTCTAGACGCTACATATGGAGGATTCCCGACAACTATATCAAAACCATTATTAATTCTAATTTCAGTAACGGTAGCTTTCCAGTCAAATAATAATGAATTCGCTGAAAAAAGATTAAACGAAAATACCATTTTGTCTTCGCCATTAATAATTGCGAAAAGTGAAAGTAGAAGTTTCGCTCTTACTACACTGTATTCCTCAATATCAATTCCATAGATATTTTCTTTGAAAATTGTATCATATGTTTTTTTAGTGAGGGATTGTATTTTACTTGCAACAGATAATAAGAACCCTCCACAACCACAAGAAATATCAACTGCTTTTACTTCATTTACAGGTTTTAATATTCTTTGGAATACTTGATCAGTGATATATTCTCTTATATATTTAGGGGTATAAACTGCACCATTTATTAGTTTATCAGATGGTGATATTACGAACTCAAATAGTTCAATGAGTTCTTCAAACCCAAATTTTTTTTTAGGGAAACAGCTTGTAATTTCTAATAATATTTCCCAATCTGAACTATCTTTTTTTATTATATGGTTCTTAATTTCAAGATTTTTAATAATTGCAATTTCATTTATTTGTATAAATGCGCTAATAATTAAGCTGTTTACTTTAAAAGTATCGTTTGAGTATTTTTTTAGTATTTTAAATATTTGTTTATCCATTACTTAATAACAATAATTGTGGCCAGATATTTACAGGATCCCAGTTAACATCATGATGAGTATATGGTTTCCAGTGTGAGGCACTACTATGAGCATAAGGTTTCCAAAAATATTGTTGGTAATCTTTAACTAAATTTATGTATTCTCCATCGCGTCTGAGGGATCTCCAAGTTTTTGAAAAAAAGTTTGACAAAATAAAATCAACCCCTAATATTATATCCATTGGATAGTGTGCAACACGCGGTGCATCCAGAATCAATGCATTTCCAAAATCCCTATTACTTTTTTCTAATTTTCTACCACCAAATTGAAGGTGATAAATTGGATGGCAATCTTCAGGTTCGTTATCGCCTTCTTTAAAGATATGTCTATCAAGATGGTATGATGTCACTAACTCTCTGGTTTCTTGTGAAGATTTATCAAAAAGACCACCATTTATGATAATATTGAATTCTAAATGTTTATAGGGATCACAAATTGCTTGAAAATCATTGTAGTCAGCAATAACTTTTACAGTTAAAGTTAATGACAGATTTGATGCATTTACTGGATATGTATGCCTAGGGGAATTTTCAAAATAGAAAATAATTTCACCAGAATCATATCCCCAAAAATTATAATCTACTGGATCATCTTTCTCAATTTTTGGTACAAATTCAAAATCTCTTAACTGTTTCGCGGCATCAAAAATGTAACTTGGATCACATATTCCAGACTTTTGAAGAACTCTTGCAAATTGTTCCAATTCGCTAGCTCTTTCTATTCTAAATGCTTTTGTTTTACTATTAATTGCCATTATTGAAAAGACTTTAAAATATTTTCGAATCTTGTCTTTTCAATAGGATTTATTTTTAAACCTTCCTTTCTTTTGACTCTTTCTATCGCTGCATCAATAGAGATATATTTTGTTTCTTGCCATGGTAAAGGTTCAGATTCATTTATTCTTAATCCTTCTCGTGGATCAAGTGGTTTATCGTATCCTTGACAAATAGTCCAATATCTATAACTAGTAGCTTTAGATATGGGTTTTGCTACGACTAAATTATAATTGAATTTTGAATTCAATTTTTCAATTCTGTCTCGAGCATCAAGAGTAGCGATAGGATTTTTATCAATGTTATTTTCCCACCAATTATTTAGTTTAAACATCCACCAGCGATCCCATGCTGAGTTAAAAATTCCTGTATATTTAACACCTGTCAATTCATTATTAATAAAATCTTTCCATTGATTTGATAATCCAATATCAACACCTAGCCGAGCTGCTAAATATAATTCATCAATTAATGGTCCAGGTCTTTCTATAAGCTCATTTAATATGTGTTTTGAATAATTGTGAATATTAGAACCCTGATCTGCTTTTAAGAGATTTAGTGGGAAAATTCTTTGATCAAGAATATCAATTGTATCAATATCCAATATTTTTGCAAAATTTGGTTTATTTTGTTTTATTAAATTGTAACCATCCACAATTGAATATATTTTCTCCTGTAAGGAAATATCAGTAATTTTATCCTTTGTGAAAATTATATCAAAAAGTTTCTTACTTGTAGTGTCTCCACTAAAAGCTGCATCTAATTTTAATTGAGTAGTAAACAAAATTAATGGGATTTCATTTTTCCAATCCCCTTCGTTCACCTTGGTTCTTATTTGCTGTGCAAGGGTCGTAGCTGAATAATATGCCTTCCTATCTTCAGAGAAATCTTCATCAAATTTCAAATCAAGGATAATACCTTGAATTGTATTACCATAATCCAACAGTTCATTAATTTGATCTTCAAAAGAAGTTGGTTTTATCCTAGTAACATTTAAAAGTCCGGTTGTGTTGAAACCATCAACTAGAATTTTCGAATTCTGGTCGTCATCTATGTAAATAATGTTATATGTCATACTTTGCAATTTCATCTTCCGTAGCGGCCGGAATTTCTATTCGAAATGTAGTTTTAAATCCATCTTTAGAAGGGGTTAAAAAAATTTCCCCCCCATAAGCTCCAATAATATCACTAATAATTTTTAATCCAAGTCCTGTGCCTGCTAATTCTTCTCTTTGTGTACCCTTATGTCCAACTTGGCTTGATGTAGTGAAAAATGCATTAAATATTTTTTCTTCATTCTCATCTGGTACACCATCACCATTATCGCTGAACTCTAAATATACAATATTGTCTAATTTACCTGCATTTATACTAATTTTCCCTTCAGATCTTGCTCTCTTGATTGCTTTTTTACTATTACTATATAGATTAAATAATATGGATGCCCATTCAGATGGATGCATTTTGCAAGTAAATAAACTTGGATCATTAAAAGATTTAGTTATATTAATTGACCCTCTTTCTAAATCCGGGATGATAACACTTAGAAATTGATTAACTACATCTCTTAATTCTACAATTATTAATTCACGCTGAACATTTTGTGATATTGTTTCATCAAAATAAGAAGCATATGTGTTAAATGAATTGAAGGATTGTTTTAATCTGATACCTCTATTTTTTATTTCAGAATCATTTGGTGAATTTTGAATAATGAATTCTGAGTCCACGTCAAAAGCAGGTAAATATTGTTTTATTTCATGTGTAAATTCTCCAATTGTTAGGCCCAGCCCTGCAAGTACTCTTAGTAAACCAAGTTCTTCAAGGCTTTCAGCAGCACTCCTTAATTTTTCTGCAAATTCTCTAAATTTACGAGATTGTTCTTCGTTCTCAGTATTGTTATTATAATTCTCTTCATCTTCTTTTTTATGCTCATTATTTTCCGTTGATTCATTGTCTTTATTTTCTGTTTTTGATTCTGTTGGATTGTTAGAAATAGAATTTGCAAGTTCATCTAGATCATCAGCAAGTTTATTAACTTCCTCTGAAGGTGATAGATCATCTTTTTGGTAATTCTTCTGTCCAGTTTTCTGCTTCTTTTTTCTAAACTCTGCAATTCGCAAAACAGACGCTAAGATTGAGCGATATATAAAATCTACTAATTCATCGTAAGAATCGTCTTTAAATAATCCCTCTCGACTAGATAACTCATTGAAAACTGTTCCAGAATGATCTGTAATTTCAACAAATCCAAAAAAGCTATTATTTCCATGTGGGGGAAGTATTACTCTCCTTCTTTGTGATTCATCTAATCCAAGCCAATCATTTTGTGGTTCTCCATATGGAAGAACTCTAAACCCATTTCTGTAAAGGCGAAATCCTCCACTATCATTAGCTTTTTGTTGTATATACCCGGTAACCATTTTGGGAATCATTCCAATATTATAAATGAAATAATATGCTTTAAATTTTAAATTCCTGATAAATTTAAATGGTTCCTTTTCATCTTTTTGTGTACGACCAATTATTCCTGAATCTATTAAACCCAGTTTTGTACTTATCACTTCCCAATCTCCGAAGCCTTCATTGTCAATTTCACCAGTAATCTCAGCAAGGGCATGTTCAAAAATCATTGTATCATTATCTGCAATTTCTTCAAGTCCTCCATTTATTGATTGCCAACATCGAATTTCAAATCCAGGATCAGTTATGTCTTCACCTATTTTTTCCTCAATTGGGCCAACAGATTGTCTAGAAATGGGGAATGGCTGAATTACATCCATGCTATATTTAAATACACGCTTAATTGCAGGAACACTCCAATTTTCACGTAGGCCCTCAATTTTTAAAGTAGTACCCTTGACTCTCTCTTTTGGAACCTCTATTATTGAATTAGAAATACTTATTAAATTTTTATCCATATTGAATTTGCCCCAATCAATTTCAACTTTAATTGCATATTCACTTTCTTCAGTTTGAGTTATAATAATTAATTTTTCACCTAATCTTTGAGTTGCGAATCTACCTATACCTTTTTTTCCAGCACGAATTCTTTTATATAAAGGAGAGATGGGATTGTGAAATTTGTCAGAAGATGAGATTTTCATAAAACCATTGACTAGTTGTTCTTTTGTCATACCGTGCCCATCATCTTCAAGTGATAATGTTCCCCCAATATTATTTGAATCTTTAAAAATTATTTCTACAAAAGACGCATCTGCATCATATGCATTTTTCACTAGTTCTGATACGGCTGTTTCATGTCGAGCAACTAGTTCTTTCCCTAATCGATCTATTACTCCAGCATCTACAGAAAATCTAACATTATCTCTATCAAAAGATGCTAGTTGCGATGATAATTCGAGTATCTCTGAATAATTTTCAGGATTATTTACCAGAACATCAGCAAGTTTATTTCTTATTTCTAATTCATTCATTTTTGATTCCTAATTCTATTGAGATAATAGGTATAAAAATGGGTATTTCCAACAATTATACCCAAAACAAAGGTATTTTAAATATACTAATATTCCTTACAATTTTGAATCTATAACTACCTTGGAAATTTTGATTATTTTTTGTGTCCTAAGATCATTGAAACGGTAATTAGCGGTACGCCATTAGGTAACATTACATTTGTCGAAAACGTATGTCCAAGGATGTAGAATGTAAGTTCTTTGTTTATTGAGCAAATGTTTCAAATTTTCTAAAAAAAGCATTCATTTTTTGATTTGAAATTATTGGCAATAATTTTCCGTTTTCATGATTTTGAATACTGTATTTATTATTAATAGTTATAGCAGGTGGAAGGAGGGGTTCTATATTTAAAATATCAGTCTTTTTTCGATTATAGGAGATCCATTTATAAATATCTCCCCAACAAATATTTGATCTTTTGATAAGTGCCTTACAGAACAACCCTTACTATCAATTTTGAAATCCATGATAATTATAAATTGATAGTAAGTAAATTGAAAAAGAATAAATCGTATTACCCTAAAATTCAAGAAATGTGAAATCATCTATCATTTTTATTTTGATGACCTGCATAATGATATTCTTTTTGAAGACACAAGGCATCTAAATTATAAACTGGCTTAGAATTTTTAGTATTACACTAACTGTGAGATCGGGAATTTTTATCCCAAGTTAAGATTATTCTGTTCAAATATTTTATAATAAAGTAATTATTTCTTTCATTGCCTTCTAAACCACAATTTAAAATATCTAAACTTATCTTCCCTTACCATTCAATACTATACCCCTGTAAATCAACGCGAATACTAATTTTAATCATATTAAATCAAAAGTTTTATTCTACTACCTAATTTTGGATGGTAGGAAGGATGATACTCCACATAATTTAGCTTCTCTAAATCCTTGATACATTTATGATAGGTTGGCAGGCTTCCTATATGGGACTTACTCATTAATACTTTTCTTGAAGTTTGAATGGCCCGGTAACCCTTTTCTCTATGGCACAATACAATAATGGCAAAAAGCAATGCCATATGTGAGACTGTTAATCGTTGATCTTTAGTCGCCTTTCTTATTATCTCGTCATTCCACATTTTTATCCTCTTATTAATCTTTTGGTAGTAGCTGTTTTACTTCTTTATAGTTGTAATAATAGTTTCCTCCAACCTTTTTATAGGACAACTCTCCAGATATCCTTAAGCTTTGTAATTTCCCAGCGGATATCTGTAAAATCTTAAGGACTTCCTTTGTCTTAATTGATTTAGGATAACTCTTCTCAACTTGTAGGTTTAAGACTTGCTTAATCTCTTCCAGCAATTTAATCCGGAACTCTTCCAGGTCTTTCTTCGTCACTATATCTACTAACATATCTCTCTGTCTTATTTTCAAATTACCCGATTGCTCTAGCATAAATTTCTGAGGTTTCATTCATCACCTCGAAACAAAACCAGTTTGTTAGTATACAATACCTGAATAGTTGTACAATTTGACACACCAAAATTCCTTTAAGGGCTGACACCTCTTGGTACTTTTCTAATCTATTTTCCTTAACCATAATATCCTCATTTTTAATAGCATAGTTTCATTATTAGCAAATAAAGCATGAGAGATTTATCAATCTTGAAATGTGGTTCTATTTGGCACTATGAGGTCGCTATTTTCGTTCCTCTGGTAAGTCAATTGCAAAAATATTTTGTGAAAAGCATCTCGTTATGCGCCTCCCATTGGACCGGGCTGTCCTCTATATCTTCGACTTATTCGAAGGATGCCGTTTCCATCCCTGGCGATGATTTCAATTGGTGTTTATCAGTCAAAGCACATTAACCTATTCCTTGAATATGGTCAAAGAGCTTTGACTGTTTTCTTTTCTGAAAATTGAATATTCTCCCTAGCGCATTACCCTTCCATTCAATATCCAAATTTCAGTACCAGGCTATCGAAGCCTGGCTAAAAGAATTAGACACAATGCATTTATGCATTTTCCACAACTCAACCGGTAAAAGCGCAGTGAAAATAGCGTAGTCAGCACACCCACAAAGCCACCTATAGAAAAAATGAATGAACGGTTTCCCCCTTAAAAGGAACCCCCATTAAATCATTTTTTCTCTAGGTCTGCGCTATTGCCTACTGCTTCATTTTACTTTCTTTTTCCGGTTTTCTTTTGGAAAAATGAGAAGCGAAGCAAAGCGAGCCACCAAGAAAGAAAGACGAAAAAGAAGTAAACATTTTTAAAAATTTTAAAACGTAAAGATTATGAACATCACAGGGAGATTAACAAGAGATGCCGAAGTAAACACGACAATGAACGGCAAGCAGGTCGTAAACTTTTCAGTAGCAGTTAACGATAGCTACAAGAACAAACAGGGCGAACGTGTAGAGCAAACGTCCTTTTTCAGTTGCTCTTACTGGAAATCAACAAAGGTGCTAAAAATGCTTACCAAAGGGCTATTGGTTGAGCTGACAGGCAATGTAAGTGCAAGGGCATGGGTAAGCAAGGAGGGGGAACCCAAAGCAGGATTGAACTTTCATACCTCTAATATCAAAACTTTAGCAGGAGGAAGAAAAGCCGAATCCGTACAAGATACCGAAGGACAAAGCCAAGAGGAATCAAAAGACGACTTACCATTTTAAAAACTACCAAACGCTCAAACAATTTTCTAAACATCAAAAATTTTATATCATGGCACACAACATCAATTTCAACGAAAATACAGGCCGTTATTCCTTCTTTAGCGTTAAACAAAAAGCATGGCACGGACTAGGCCAAATCGTAGATCAATACCCTACAAGTAGTGAAGCAATCATTCATGCAGGGCTAGATTTTGAAGTCGTTAAATCCCCTTTATATACAAAAGGTTCGGGTATCATTGAAACTACTCACGGCATAGAAGTAGGAAGTTCAGAAATAGAAGTCCCTAACTGCTTTGCTAATATCCGTACAGACAATAATTGTGTTTTGGGCGTAGTAGGCAATGACTACCACATTATTCAGAATAAAGATGCATTCGGCTTCTTTGATGCTATTGTCGGTGGTAATGATGGCATACTATATGAAACAGCAGGCGCATTAGGTAACGGTGAACGAATTTTCATCACAGCAAAACTGCCTGATTATATCAGGGTGGGCAATGGCGACGACGTTACAGAAAAATATATCTTCTTAACAACGAGCCATGATGGAAGTGGAAGTATTACCGCAGCATTTACCCCCGTTCGGATTGTCTGCCAAAATACGCTTAATGCGGCATTCCGCAACATGAACAATGTAGTTCGTATCAAACATACCGCCGGAGCAAAAGAACGCCTGGACAATGCGCATAAAATCATGGGAATAGCAAACACCATGAGCAACAAATTGGAAGGAGTATTTAATAACTGGACAAAGGTCAACATAACAGACCATGAAGTGAAAAAACTCATACAGTTGGCATTATGCCCAAATACCGAAACCCTAGCATTAATAAAAAATGGCGCTGAAAGTGAAATTTCTACGGCATTCAAAAACATAGTTGAAGATGCTTTTGCCTATGCGATGACCAGCGATTCACAACAATTGGACACCACTAAAGGTACACTGTTCGGGGCTTACAACGCTGTTACTGGTTATTATCAGAATGTGAAAAAATTCAAAGACGATGAAGATAAGCTTAAGAATATCGTATTAGGTGGTACTGCTCAAAAAAGAAGTCAAAGCGCATTTGACCTGTGTACCTCCTTTGCTATGGACGGAGCAGAAATATTAAAATTCAATTAATTCACAAAGGCTACTGCCTTTTGGTAGTAGCCTTAAATTTTATCTTATGAAAGCTTTATATAAAATGGACAATTTGGAAAAAGGGAAATTGCTTATTGACTTATTTCCCGAAGAACTGCCAAACATTCAGAACGCCATAAAACAACAGTGTAACTACTATTTAAAAGAAGAGGTTACCATTCGTAAGGAGTGGAACAAACGCGGTTTCATTACTGCTGACTTTTGGTACAGATTGGTTCAAGTTGCCAACAACGCAATCGAAGAAAACCAAAGTAAATATATTAAAAAGCCGAATTGGTTTATTGACCAGTTTTTTGACGGGCATAATACGCTATTTACCATTCATTGTCTTATTGATTTTGCAAAAGGAAACGAATGTGATTATTACTTAAGAGATGCAATAAACCTGCTTTTTAATGATGATAAAATTTTTGCTCAATCCAAAACGTCAAAAAATGATGAACGTAACTGATTTAAACGGGAATAATATAGAAGTAACCGACCTCGACGAAGCAATTCGAATTGCTGACGATTACAAAGAATACCGCCACGTAAATAAAGGTTTCGAAGAATTTGACAACAGGCAGTGCGCATACTGGACGGACTTATATGAAAAACTGAAAACTATTAGAGATAAGCAAAAACAATAATTAATCCTGAAATTCTTATACTGCTATGGGCAAGCCGTTTACTCCTGAAAGATTAGCAAATATTCGCAGGTTGCGAAAAGCTAGAAGACTCTATAAACAACAACCTGTTTTTGCATTTGCAATCCTTTGCGCAGAATTCAAGGACTATACCTATGAACAATTCCAAGACGATTTGAGGATTAGAAATAAATCCAAGCGCACAAAGAACAAGAAATCTTCCCTTGTTAGGTTTGGACGATACTTTAAAATGATTCAGTTCTTAGAATTATACCGCAACACTGGAATAGTGGATTATGCTCGGCAAGCGCAAAAGTTACGAAGCGTAATAACAAAGCCATATAGAGTATTGGTAAAGATAGAAGGTCAATATTTTGAATATGGTCTAGACCCAACGATAGCAGTTAAGGAAGTTGAAAGATTGGTTTACGAATTAAAGAAATGTAAAACTGAAATCGAAGCAGATAAAATGATTGAGCATTTCAGGTCGATGAATAGAATCGGGTAAAATTGAAATTAGAAAACAAAAAATTGAATAACATGAATACAAATTTTTTTAATCAAATAGCGCAGTTAGACTTTACGGGAGTATTGCAACTGAACATTTCCAAAGGGATAGAAAACAGTCTTATTGTATCTGTCTTAGTTCTAAATGATGCTTGCGGAGATAAGGCTAAAAATCTTATTCCTTCCATAACAATAAATGCCACCCCACAGGAATTTGACGAGGGTTTTTTTCAACGTATTACAGTGCCAGTACAAAAGGTATCGGGACTGTTGGTTGATATGGCAGCATTCGAGAAGCAAATGGACGAAGTCAAAAAACAATCTGCAATGGAAAAGGATAAAACAGATAAAGCGAAAAAGGAGCAGGAAACCAAAGACAAAAAGTATAAAGAAGCAATGGCAAAAGCGGATGAATTGGAAAAAGAAGGGAAACACCGGGATGCATGGATGAAAGTGCCTGATGTTACAGAATACCCTGAAAAAGCAGAGGAAATCTTAAAACGTAAGAAATCCTTATCTGACAAATTTGCTGCGCCAAGTCTATTTGGTTCAATGGATGAAACAAGCCAACAACTACAGCCAATAATAGCAGAGAACAAATATACTGAACCAGATGAAGAAGAAAATAGCTTAGAAGAGGAAACCAATTAATTGGTCATTTATTATTAATAATTAATTTATAAACTATGTTAGTTACAGATTTAATAAGGGTTTTTATACTCAAAGATAAAGGGCAAAATATTCGTTTAAATGACCCTGAGCCACGATGGAGTACGGATGCAGTAATGAATCACTATGCAAGTTTGTATCCAATATTGACTACCGCAAAAGTATCTGCTCCTAAAATTAAAGACGATGCAATAGAGTATATATTCGAAAGCGTAATGGGGACAAAAGGTTAACGTAAATGCTAAAGATCATGAACAATGGAACGAAAGATAATATCAGGAACAATAGAATTGCCGATAGAAAAAAGACAACAGGTCTTGCATCTACAACTCGGAAAATTCGTAGAATGGATGAAAAGACCAAAAGATGCAAACGAAGTACAGCAGGACAAACAGCAGTCCGTACCAGTAGCGATGCTACCAATGCCTTTTTAAATTGTACATTTCTTCCTAAGCTAAACACTAAAGATGCAGTACACCTGAATAAAGGAAAAACAGAAAGGGATTTTTATAAATCCCTTTCCAAAGTTGAGCGTCATTACAATATCAGTGCAATGCCAATAAAGAATTTTAGTTATCCCTATAATATTGCCTTGTCAATGTGGGATATGCAAGCCAAAGTTAGACGTTCCCTTGCTTGTTGGGCTGATTTCAAATTGCTACAGCATAGTAGCAATACTTATATCGCTATTGAGGAAAAATGCAATATAGATACGATTTTATATTATGTTCCAATCATACCGCTTTATAAACTACTGAAAGACCCTGAACGAAAAAAATCAGCACAATTATTATTGTCCGTATGCAGTTACCTGTATCATATTGCTGATATCCCATACTATCGGCAGGATCAAAGTTATCTTGCTTGGATGTATGAAATCCATAAAGAGTGGGTAGAACAGGAAGAGGAAGAAGAATTGACAAAAAGCTATTTGCAAGAATTTGATAAAGCGGATTGGATAGGCGATAGGATGGAACAAAAAATCTTTAATAGGATCAACTTAGACTTGCTTCATCTGCGCATTGAAAAATTTAATGGTCTGAATAAATTTGACAATGCTTGTAAAAAAGTTGCTGAAAATGCGTTGTCGCTCTATACCTTATATCCTAAAGAAAGCATTTTCAGAAATGCTTCGGTAGAAGACGAAGACACAAATGAGGATTATTATGAGAATGAATCAATCGGTATGGATAAATACATTTCCTTCATATCAGACATCAGCGGTTGGTTACCTGATAGTATTATAGAACAGCTTAACAATGAGTTCAATGAATATGGGAGAATGCAAGAACCAGTTATCCTTAAAAATTTCGATGGAAGGAAAATACCTGCTGATAATCTCAATTTTGAATGCAAGCTTTTTACACTTTTAGAAGACTTAACCTACCTATTGCATAACCATAAAATATTTGGCAGATGAGTACTCCATTAGATATTACAGATGATTTTGGAACAATGTTCTTTCCTAAAAGTGCATTGGTATTTTATGATTCCAGAGATAGTAATTCACCGATGTATGTAGAGCATTTTGATATGGACAACAATGGAAACCCTGTGAATGCTCACCCTTTGACCGTTAAAGAAGCAGAGGAATTAGCGACTGCTCTACAAACCGAGGAGGAAAAGAATAAAGCCTATTTAAAGCCTAAAGGCATATTGCCAACGAATGTTTTACATATTAATCCTGTGGCAAAAGGATCGGTGTTATGGTACACAAAAGCACAAAAAAGACAATTGTTTTTTATTGATGGGCTTGGAATCCCTAATGGTAAAGCTAATGTGCCTCCAATGCTTTGGCACGCAACAAAAAATAGGTTGTCTGTTTTTGCTTTGGCAAGCGACAGAAGACCTAGCGAAAATACGCCATTACACCATGCGCCCTTTTTTAATGTTTATGATAAAGGCAACGTTTGCATGGGTACAATAAATGTTGATATAAAAAAATCAGCATCGGTGGAAGAGTTTACCTCAGCATGGGAATACTATTTTTTCAATAGCTATTTCAGCCATCTTTTGGGTGGTAATAACCCCATAAACGGAAATTGTGTTACTGTTTGGAAAGAACTTATCGGAACGGATAAACAGTTTCCTATGGAAGTATTGAAAAGAAATAATTTCACCTTAAAAAAACTACTGCGATGAATACATTAAAAACTGCCGTTCATTTTGTTGACAATTATTTAATTGCACCGACTAATCCTATAGCAATAAACCTGATTGGAGCAGGAGGGACAGGCTCTAAAGTATTAACGGCACTTTTGGAAATGAACCACAGCCTGATTGCATTAGGTCATGCAGGACTTTTTGTAAGATTATGGGATGATGATATCATCACAAGTGCCAATTTGGGTAGACAACGTTTTGCAGATTGTGAAACTGGACAGTATAAATCTGTTGCTCTAATTAATCGTACGAACAGATGGGCAGGTACTAATTGGAAAGCTGAGACCCGCAAATTTGAAAGGGATAGCTTTAAACGATTGCCTGACCATGTTAGTGCGACAATCACGATTACCTGTGTGGACAATGTAAAGGCTAGATTTGAAGTTGCGGAAATCCTTACCACTGTTCACGAAACATTCAGCAAACATAGGGATGAACCTAAATATTGGATAGACTTCGGGAATGCAACCCATACTGGGCAGGTATTACTTTCAACGGTTGGGAAAATAAAACAGCCTGATTCAGAAAAATTTCAGGCTATTGAAAATCTGCCGTTTATTACGGAAGAATTTGGCGAACTGCTAAAGCAGTCCGAATTAAAGGAAGATATACCGAGTTGTAGCTTAGCAGAAGCTTTAGAAAAACAGGACTTATATATCAATGCATCAATAACTCAAATGGGATGTTCGCTATTATGGAGCCTATTCAGACACGGAATGACACCATACAGGGGATTTTTCCATAACCTGAAAGACTTTCGCACTACGCCCATCAAAGTCGCTTAAAGCGTTTGCCAGGCGGCAAAAATGCACTTCCCAACTCCAGTCGGAAGCGCATTTTTGCGGTTGAATCGGTGCAACCACTTTGTCAATTCTCCAATCGCACATTTACTCCCCTAAAATTGCCAAACAGGTTGCCTGTGTTTCATGGGGGATATTTGATATCCCGTTTTATCTTTGCACATGGAAACTACTTTCTTTCGTGAGGCTTCCGAAAAAGAAAGTAGCAAAGAAACCTGATTATCAACTCGATATTTTTAAACTGATTATAAATTATTTTGTATATTGTTTAATGATTAGTTGCAACGAGTGGTTATATTTGGAAGGTTTAAAAGCACCAGTGTATTATTTATGCGGATATATTCCTGGTAAGAATGTAACTGATATCCTATCCAAAAATTTGATCGGATTTAAAGCCGGCTACTATAATGCCAGAAAATTTTGGTTGGATCACTTCCTTAACTTGTGCGAAAACATATTTGCAAAGGATGAAAGTGAATTAATAATTCGGGCCCTTGGTCATAATGAATTAGACGTAGATTTAAGTACAGACTACAAAAAACCTTTGAGTTTATTATGTAACCGAGCGGCAAAATTGACCAACTCCCGGTATGTTGCCGGAATGATCCATAAGTTAAAGGTCACTCCTCCACTTAAAGGCTTATCAAAAGATGAACGATGGAATATAGTAAAAGATAATTTTGCCCTATCGCAAATATTTATGTCTGGAAATACTAAAACCTTCTGGTTTGTAGATGATATTATTACAACCGGGGCAACCGCAAGAGCAACATGGAAAACTCTTTTGGATTGGTACCCTGATGTTGACTTCAAAGTTATTGCTCTGGCCAGAACGGTCAGAGATCTGAATTACAATAAAAATACCGCCATTCTAAACCCGGAAATAAACAAGTCTAATATTTTAAGGGAAGAAGAAGAAACCTATTTCACCAACCACCCACAATCAGCAAACATTCAGTTTGATAATAAGGATACATTTTTCATATAATTTTCAGGTGCTTTTGATTTCTCTTAAATAACAGGTTTGTCATACATTATTTTTTATTATTAATTATACTTCATAAGTAACCATTATTTAACAGACATACTGCAAACATGTTAACATAATAGAATCTGCTTTATCTTTTTGAACAACAATTAGCAGCCTTGAGGTTTATCTATTATGCCAAACTCTATTTGTTATTTTCTTTATTTATAGTGTTAAAGAAACTTATCAAAACAATACTTAAAGTTTATTTTTGTATTTTTATTCTTTTTGAAATTGAAATAATAATAAGAAGTATTTTCAATAAATCATAAAATTCATGGCAATGGAAAAAGAAAAAAATGCAAAAAAAGATCAGCTTGGCCAGCATTTCATCGACAACGATCAAAAGGTAATGACTACCAACGATGGTGTGCCAATTTACGATAACAATAACACGCTTAAAGCAGGAAATAGAGGTCCGTCTCTACAACAAGACCATGTCTATTTTGACAAAATGGCACATTTCGACCGGGAACGTATTCCCGAGCGTGTAGTACATGCTCGGGGTTCGGCAGCTCACGGAGTATTTGAGGCCACTGCCGATGTATCAGAATTTACCACTGCTGCTTTTTTAAAAAAAGGAACAAAGACACCTGTCTTCACCCGCTTTTCAACTGTTGCGGGTTTTAAAGGTTCCACAGACCTCGCCAGAGATGTGAGAGGATTTTCTGTAAAATTCTATACCGAAGAAGGGAATTACGATTTAGTTGGAAATAATATTCCGGTGTTCTTCATACAGGATGCCATGAATTTTCCTGATTTAGTACATGCGGTAAAACCAGAGCCAAATAATGAAATGCCCCAGGCAGCTTCTGCTCACAATACCTTTTGGGACTTCATCTCATTAATGCCCGAATCTGCCCATATGATTATGTGGGTGATGTCAGACAGGGCCATTCCACGAAGCTTTAGGATGATGGAAGGGTTTGGCGTACATACCTTCAAATTTGTTAATGATAACGGAAAAGCAACTTTTGTAAAATTCCATTGGAAACCCCGTTTAGGCGTACATTCTGTGGCATGGAATGAAGCACAGAAAATTTCTGGTTTTGATGCGGATTTTCATCGCCGGGACCTGTGGGAAGCAATTGAAAAAGGTGATTTCCCACAATGGGATTTAGGCGTACAGTTGATTCCTGAAGAAGATGAAATGAAATATTCTTTCGACATTTTAGATCCGACTAAAATCATCCCAGAAGAATTGGTTCCGGTGCAAATTATCGGAACAATGTCTTTAAACCGGAATCCTGAAAATTTCTTTGCCGAAACCGAACAGGCCGCTTTCGATCCGGGAAGGTTGGTCCCGGGAATAGATGTATCGGACGATCCTCTTTTGCAGGGAAGAATTTTCTCCTATATGGATACACAAAATTATCGCTTGGGAGGTCCGAATTTTCACGAATTACCGATAAATCGTCCTGTAAATGGCAAACACAACAATCAAAAGGATGGTTTTTCAAAAATGGATATTCCTACAGGTTCGGTGAGTTATTTTCCCAATAGCAAAGCTGAGGGCTGTCCATATCACGCCATGTTAAAAGGGGAAAAAGGATTCCAATCGCACCAACAGAAAATAGATGCTCCGAAAGTCCGCGCTCGTTCTGATTCCTTTGCTGATCATTTCACTCAGGCACGATTGTTTTTCAATTCCCAAAGTTCGGAAGAGCAAGAACATATTATCAGTGCATTGAGTTTTGAGTTGTCCAAGGTAGATGATGAGAATATCCGTCGAAGAGAATTGGCAATTTTGAACCAAGTGCATCAAGATTTAGCTAAAAAAGTCGGTGATAACTTGAATTTGACTCCTCCAAAAGAACTGGATGAATTAACCTTGAAGTTTGCCCGTCAGAATCATCCGGAATATCCGATCAAACCCAAAATGCCAGAAGTTGAAAAATCAGAAGCTTTAAGTATGAAAATTAAACCCGGAGAGGGATTGATTGAAACCCGTAAAATCGCATTTCTGGTAGATGACGGTGTGAGTAAAGCTTCTGTAGACAAAATGAAAAAAGCCCTGAAAAAAGAAGGCGCACAAGCAGTTTTGATTGCTTCACACGTTGGAAAACTCAAGTTTAAAGAAGGTGATATGGAAGAAGTAAAACATTCATACCTGACCGATGCTTCTGTTTTGTACGATGCTTTCTATACCCCTGATGGCGATTCTGTAAAGAAATTAGCTGACAATTCCGATTACATACAATTCATTAATGAAGGATTCCGTCATTGTAAAGCTATTGCTTTTGCCAAAGGAGCAGAAGAACTTATTAAGAAAACTTTGGTTAAAGAAGACCAAGGCGTGATTTTGGAAAGCAAAAAAGACCTTACAAATGATTTCATTACAGCAATGAAAGGGCATCGTATTTGGGAACGAGAAAAACCAAGAAAAGTTCCTTCTTAGAATTTACCTATACGCTCAGAAGTTTGGAAAAACCTAATGCTCAATCTAAATTAAATAAAGCAGCTTAATATTAAGAGAGAACCGACTTGTGTCGGTTCTCTCTTAATATATCAATCCTTACTATTAAACTCAAATTTTACTTCCTTCTCATTACCAAAGCTATCCGAAATCCAAATACTAAAAGATTGCGAAACCGTGGATAGCGAAGTATAGTATAACCTAAATTGCTCTGATTGTAAAGGGTAAAGGTCATTAGGTTGGTAGGAGGGGTCATCATAATATTTTAGTTGCCCCACCCCATCATATTGGAAATACCGGATAAAGTAACCGGTTCCGGCATAATTACCAGTACGCTTTATTGTAACCCGGATCTCGATCGTACTGTTATTAGCAATTTCTTTTGGTACCGGCATGACCTCTACTTCAAAGAGGAAATCCTGCTGTATTTTCAAATCCTTTTTACAGGACACGAATGTAAATAGTGTTCCAATGCTGACCAGGACTATCAGCATAGTAAAAAGACCTGTTCTGATTTTATTTATCATATTCATCATTGTATTTGAATTTAAAAGTTAAACCTTAATCCCAAGCCAGCAGATGGGCGCAAAAGTTCCAGATCGGTACCCCATATGGCTCTTGTTCTTCCCTGTAAGCTTATAATAAATTTGTTGGTCAGGTAAGTCTCAAACCGGAGCTGCCCACCAGCACCATAAATCCAATTTTCTTTGCTTAAGATCTTTGCACCATCATAAAGGACAGTTTCACCTCTGTTGAGTCGTTCATAACCTACAATTCCGGTCAGCGCCAGGTTCAGTGCTATATTCTTTCGACTATCGCCCAACAGAAATATACTATAGCCACCTTCGGCAGTATAAGTTTCTACCGGGATAGTGATTTCTTTGTAAGTATGGTAAAGATGCGTGTATTGCATCTCCCAAAGGCCATAGTTCCCATTTCGGCCATTCATTATCATTCCAATACCCAGATAATATGCAGAACCCAATTTATCGAATGACAAAACACCGGCGTTGACTTCCAACCCCTTTTGATTAGGCAACATTCTTTGCGCCTGGCTTGCAGTGAGTCCTGATAAAAGGATTATCACCAAACAGATATATTTTTTCATTAATTCAGTTTTTAAAAGGTAATTAAAACTTGAGATGCATTTCATTGATCAAAAGTGCATTGACCAGATCGGAGTTCTCAACATCTAATGTCTGATGCCGTCCTCCGTTCTTTTCGAAAATTTCGATGAGTAGCACTTTGTCATCTGTTATCGTAAACTGGTCCAACAGGAATACATTTTTATCTTTTGATTTTCCCCCAACCTCATTCATGGGTTTATAGGTACGAAGTGGGATCAGGGCGCGCTCCTGGATTACCGTCCGCTTGGCCACTTTTTTGTCTACGATCTTAAAATTGATAAAGTCAATCTGAAAAGGAACATTGCTCTTATTCTCCATTTCTGTATGGAAATAATATTTACCATTATGAATGTAAATTGCTTTGAGCAAAAACTGGATACCGAAACTCTTAGCCCCAATGTGTTTAATGCTTCGCTTATCCTTTTTATAAATCGTTTCCAGTAGCAAGCCAGCAAGAGATGGTGAATTGTTTCCCAATTCCTCAAATAATACATCGTTACCACCGGCCTTATCCACGGCTTTCTGCATATTTACAAGGTCATAGCTTAAAGCCTCCGGATAGGCACTATAATAAACATTGAAATTATAAAACTTACCATCATTGGTAATGACGGAGAAATTAGTTTCAGTGGCAAAGTCTTTTACTGATGCTTTGATACGTAGCACATTTTCCGCGTCTTCGGCTTTTCCTGCTATCAAGTACTCGCTGCCCAGATCCACATAGCGGATACCGGTAGGAAAGATCAAATGGGAAGTCTTGTCATAAGTGACTTCCATTTTATAAGGTTCAATTTTGCCCAAGGTTAGCGGTGCTTTAGTAGTATCCTGAGCCATAGCTGGTAATTTGATACCCATTACAAGGGCAATTGCCCAAATGATTAAAAAGATATTTTTCATTTTATAAATATTAATAGCGTAAAACATTATTTTTTTGAAACCAGGAAAACCTGATGACCAGCTTTTAGGGTTACCTTCGGTGTCCGTATTTTTTTAGCGAAATAGCCAGAAATCCCTTGCACTACACCGCGGCTCAAATCCGCAGCAACCTGTTGACCTGCAGATTGGGTTAGCATAATACTAGATCCTGAAGTCTGGCTCATGTTGCCTGCCATCTCTGTCAGTGCATTCATTTCCGGGGAATAGGGAACATTTAGTCCCGCCTGGCCATCCACATCATAAATAGTAATATCAACAGGAATAATATTGCCCTCAAATTCTATGGAGCTTATTTTTAACTGTAATCGTCCACCCTGGAATTTGCCTAAAGCGGTAACTAGAGTACCAACAGGTATAATACCGGATGGTGTACGTGCAGATTCCAATAAGCGAAGTCGTACCCCAGCTTCACCTACGACGGTTTGTTCTTCATAAACACTTGCCTTTATACTGTTTTTAGGTTGCATCATTTGTTCAACAGAACCGGAGGTATAAAATCCCCTGTTCCTGGTTTCACCCCAATGGGCTATAAAGGCACTATCCGAAGGCTCACGGTATAAGGCAGATACAAAATTCTTTTTTGCAGGTGTAATACCTATAAATGTTTCTTTCTGACTTGATCCTGTAGTCTTAGTACCTTTATCAATTGTAGGAGCAGGGTCTTCTGTTTTTGAATTCGTCGGGAGGTATTTGGCTGCCATCTGATAGGATTTTTCCATCAAGGCTATCTGGTCATCAACAGTCACCTGCTTAGGAACATCCTTTTCCGCCAACTTTTGTTTAAGCTCATCCAATTCTCGTCTGAGTACAGTAGTTTCAGCATCGTTATCCTGGTAAAAGGAACCTAATGTACTTTGGGCACGCTGATAACTATTCAGTGCCGGACTGCTTGATCTGTTGCCGTTATTGCCCGAACCACTAAAATTTTGGTCACTTGTCTGCTCTGAATTATCTTCAACGGGCTTATCGTTTGGCTCCGAACTCCAATAGTCCGAAAGCGTTGTAAGGCCATTTCGCTTTTCCTGATCCTTCTGTTCCAGCATATCCAACTCATAAGCTTTTTGTTTATCGGATTGCATTCCGGGCTCCGTCGCCTGTGGTACTGCATCATTCAACCCTATATTGTCCTTTTCTAATTTATTTTTTGAAGGTTTAAAGATTAGGTACAAACTAGCGGCAAACACAATTCCCATAAGGCCGAAAATCAATGATTTTTTAATCCGGGCTTTATTGATTTTAGTTGTGTCTCCAGGGTCAGGGTCTTTTGTTGGGTCATTTTTGCCAACAAGAAACTTGATATTATTATTAGATTCTTTCATAAACTTTATTATTTATTATGATGGATACTGTGTCCTGCAAACTGGCAGGACTTTTACCGCCCGGAATCTCCGGGATTTTAATGTGCTTGATCCTGATTTTAGGATCAGATTCTGAGCTGACAGAACAGTCATAGCACAGGACTATAATCGTTATGAGGGCGTATGCCATGAAAAGTATGCGTATATATTGCTGTTGCTTTTTTAAAGGCAAACAATTCCAACGATACTCCAGCTTTTTTACCCATTGACGAATACTTGCTTTAAATTTTTCCATGCCGATGATTTATAGAATTAGAACCTGTAAGGCGCTTCACAGGTTAAGGCAATATATGCCCATCATTAGCGTTCAATAATTTCGATATCCCGGTTTTCGACAACGGCAAACTTTTCGATATTGAACCCCTGCGGATTATTGTCAGAACGCACCGAGTTCAGGAGATTACAGGTTGTAACCAGGTTTCGACGGGTCACATTACTGGAACGGATGATAAACTGTTTGGCATAGGTTCGAACCGAATAGGGATAATGGTCAAAATCACAAACCACACTGTCCACTTCCACCCGTTGCTGTACATTTCCGGATATGATCCTGTTATAATAGCCCTTTTCAGATAAATCCTTATAATAATCGAAAGCTGACTTATCAGCCAGATGAAACGCACGTTTCATATTACTCTCAATAGCGCTTTTATCCGGTGCCAGTGTAAAGAAGAGCTCATGGAAACGTCTCACATGCTCCCTGGCCTCAACAGGTCGATTGATACTGGCGTCTTGGGAGAGCGCCAGCATCAACGATTTTCCGCTGTCCAATACATAAACCTTTTGCCTTTGCTGTTCCGCAAAACTGTAGGACTTCCAAATTGTAAATCCGCAAATGGCGGCGCAGACAATTGCAAATACGATAGCATATAGCCTGGTCTGCCGGAAGCTGTTTTCTATATTTCTTAATGTTTTAAATTCCATGACTTTAATTGAAGATGCTTAACTATTTTTTTATCAATTGGCCGCCTATATTACCAGCCGTTGAACCCGTTGCTGCTCCTGCAACATTGGCTGCGGTCGATCCTGTGCGCTGAATATTTCTCATAAAATTGCCGGCTCCACCAGTTTCAATGATCCATCCGGTTACCGTAGGAATTGTGAAATATCCCACGATACCTATGATCATAAAAATGATATAAACTGTATTGCTGGTATCCGGTATAAAGGTGGGATCAGAAAGATTTGCGATATCTTTTTCAAGAATCAAGGATTGTATCCTTGCCAACATGGAGCTGAGCAGATCCGAAACAGGTAGCCACAAATAGATACTGATATACCTCGCTAACCATTTTGAAAGTGTATGCTGAAATCCGTCCCAGATACTGAGCGCGAAGGATATGGGACCAAGTATAGATAGGACAATGAGGAAAAAGGTTCGTATCGTATCTATTACTAATGCTGCCGCCTGAAAGAGAATTTCTAACAGATTACGGAACCAGTCTTTCATTGCTTTTTCCATTTTATATTCTGTCCTGTCCAGGTACATGCCTGCCATAGTACTGATGTCAGATGGCATCCATCCTAATTCATCCAGCTTTTTATCAAATTCTTCATCTGAAACGATGAAAGCGGTTTCAGGATTTCGGATCATGGCCTCATATTCCAATTGATCTTTTTGCTCTTGCAATTTGTTCAGATCCAAGACCTGATCTTCCAGCATCTCATGTGTGCCTGATACAAATGGACTGAGTACCGTATTGATGGTTCCTAAAACGATAGTACTAAAGAACATTATACATAGTCCCAAAGCAAAAGGTCTTAATAAGGCAAATACATCAATAGGCTCCGCCCGGCTTAATGCCTGCCACACGCGTAAGGACACGTAAAACAAAGCTCCCAGACCCGCAATGCCCTTTGCTAAACCAGCCATGTTGTCTACGAATGGCATCATGTCATCATAGAGTGACCGCAGGAGTTCGTGAAGATTATTCCATTCCATAGCTACCAGTATTTTTGAGATGGACTACCATATAGATCGAGGACGCTCTTTCCGTCTTTCTTTTTCTTTGCACGCAAATAGCTGACAGAAATATTTTTATTCGTATAATACCTCACCAGGTTATGATACTCTTTCACTTCTTTATACACCCGGTCAATAATATCCATCCGCTCCTTATCATTGAGCGAAAGGCTGGAGCTACTGATAATCTGTTTTAAATCTTTAAGTAGTTCCGTACTCTCATTCAGCAAAGCCGAATATCCGTTTCCTATTGCAACAAGCTCCTGGGGAGTGAAGTGGGGATCGTTCATCATTTTACCGAAATTTTTAACGTACATTTCGGATACATCCCCAACGAGCAATACGGTTTGTTGCACCTTTCGGGCATCTTTTACGAGATTACTGACCGTTTTAAGCTTGTCGTAATATTCTTTTCCCTGATTGTAAACCTTCTCCACTTCTTTGAAATTTTTAACCACATTGCTGACCGTAGATGAGGTTTGGATAATTTCGTTAGCACTATTTAAAATGCCGGAGGCAAGATTCGCCGGATCAGCAACGATAAATTGAGCTTTTGCTGATGGCACTACTGCCAGTATTAGGGCAGTACATACGAGATAAATGATCTTTTTCAT